ATTAAATTAAATGACTTATTAAAAGACCAAATTAGACAAATTGAAAATGAAATAAATTGGGCTTTAGAATTAAATGATTATGCAAAAGCACAAGAGTTACTTTTTGAAAAAATTAAAATATCTGAACAAGTAAAATAATTTAATTGAGGGGTGCGACTCGATAACGCACACTAATTTAACCGCTATGAAAAAACAAGAAATGATTGCCATGATTATCGCAGAAGAAAAACAATTATGGAACGACTTAATGGAATGTATTAAAAAGTTAGGCGTTCACGATCCTATCACAGATTCAGCTACAGCTAGATGGACAGCTGTTAATAAATTAGCAATTAAACTTTTAATCAAATGAAAACACTAAACGACACACAGAAAGACTTTATCGGTGGTGCTATTGCATTTACTATGTTTTGGTCTGTAATAGGTTACTTTGTTATTACACAGCCAGACTACACAAACACGGACAAAGCACCGCAAACAGAAGCTAAACACATTCAATCGCCAGTATTACAAAAATACGGAGCGTTAATTACTAAAAACAAATAAGATGCACAAATTCGAAATAACAGACTACACGCTGTCAGCTTTTCACATGAACATTGAATATGTTTACGGAGAATATTACTACGAAGTTCTTTGCGACTTTGAATGGTCGGACGATTGTACAAGTTACTACACAGATTTTACTATTACTCCGTTATCTGGTACGTTTTTTCACGAAACAGAACCCGAAGCTGGGGACATTAAAATAACGGACGATTATAAACAATGGCTACAAGACAGAGTTAAAGAGTTTAGAAATCAAACGCTTTGGTTTTATAATGAGTCATTGGAAAAGATGAGCGATCTAGATAGAAACGAATATGAATGGTCTTACGATGGTATTTAACTTACAAAGGATGATGAAGTTTTGGAAAACGAAGTCGTCAGCAGAAACTATACGAGGGTCTTTTAACGAAGACCTTTACAGAAGAATATGTGAAATAAAATTTAATCAAACGTTATGAAATACAAACTAACTTACATTATCGGATTGACAATCGTCCAAGAATGGGTGTTTAATTCCAAGAATTTAGCACACTACAAAAAATTTGATTTAATAGAAACTGGTCGCTTTAACATGGGACATTTTAAAATAGAAACGATATGAAAAACGACTTAATAGAACGCGTAACTTACCTAATTGAACGCGACGAACTAAACAAACGTAACAGACAAAAGCATAACATTTACAAAAAGTGTTTTTTAATGAACCAGCTACGAAAAGAAGAACTTACCTACAATGAAATAGGTTCGCTTTTTAATCAACATCATGCGTCTGTGATCCACAATATCCAAACACATAAGAATCTATTGGAATACAATAAAGACGAGTACATGGACGTTGTTAGAGAATACCAAGTCTTTCTAGTTGACTCAAAGTATATACTACAGCCTAGAAACATCATTGACGACGTTAACGGGTGTACTAGTCTTTACAAGTTACTACGTGTTAAAAGATGGATTGCAGAAGGTCGATACAATATTTTAGATAACGATGCAACTTTAATGGAATAAATACGTTATATTTGTACACGCTTGGTCTCACATTATAAAGCGAAAGGAATTATTGACCCTTGTAATGAAATCGAAGTGAGACCCGATGGATTTGCGAGGGTTTTTTTATTGCTAAATTTACAAAATGAGTGGATGGATTAAAATACACAGACAAATTTTAGATTGGGAATGGTATTCCGATAATAACGCATTCCGTGTTTTTATGCACCTAATTTTAAAAGCTAATCACAAAGACAAACGTTTTAAAGGGATGGAATTAAAAGCTGGTAGCGTTGTAACTAGTCGAGATATATTAGCTTTGGAAACTGGTTTAAGCGTTCAACAAATTAGAACCGCATTGGACAAGCTAAAATCAACCAACGAAATAACCATCGAAACAAGCTCGAAAGGTACTGTCATTCAAGTAGTTAACTACGCTAAATACCAACTATCAACCAGCGAAATAACAAACGAGCAACCAGCAAGTAACCAGCAAGTAACCAATAACAAGAATGTAAAGAAAGAAAGAAGTACTATATATAGTTTTTTAGACTCTTTAATTCAAAACGGATTTGACGAAAAATTGTCACGTGACTGGATGGAAGTACGTAAACAAAGAAAAGCTGTAAACACAGAAACGGCTTTTAATGATTTCTTGACTCAAGTACAAAAACACGGAGGTAATAAAAACGAAATATTAAGAACTTGTGTTGAGCGATCTTGGAAGGGATTTAACCACAGCTGGATTGAAAAAGAACACGACAAACTTTTAGCTAACCTAAACAAATAACCATGCTACTAAAACAAGGAGATTCATTACAATATTTACTTGACGTAAAAGACGGAAAAATAAAACAAGGTCTAGGCATTAATTGTTTTCTAGACGAACACCTACGCTTTAAACCTAAACAACTAAACATAATTTTAGGACACGATAATGTAGGAAAAACTTACTGGATAAACTGGTATTTTTTAACACTAGCTTTACAGCACAATTTAACATTTTGTATATGGTCTGGCGAAAACCAAAAAGGACAAATATTACGCGACATGATTCAAATGTATCGAGGAAAACATTTCAGTAAGTTATCACATAGTCAAATAACTGGAGATTTAGCGTTCTTGGAACAATCGTTCGTGTTTATCGATAACGCCAAACTTTACAAACCAGACGAAGTTTTGAAGCTGTTTAAAGATAGTGGCGCAGATGTAGGACTAATTGACCCCTTTACTGGATTGGATCGCGAAATGTCATTTAGTGGTAACTACGAATTCATGAACCGAGCGCGTCAATTTGTTAATGAAACGGGAATGACAATCTACATAAACACGCACCCGAATACTGAAAGTGGACGTACTGGCAACCTATACGCAGAAGGCGAATTAAAAGGACACCTTAAAGCACCATTAAAAGACCACATAGAAGGCGGTAAAGCATTTTTAAATAGATGCGACGACATGATCGTAATACACAGACTAATTAAACACCCAGACTACAAGTTAAAAACGTGGGTACAAGTCGAAAAAGTTAAAGACATGGAAACGGGCGGAAAACATACAGCAATAGACGACCCCGTAGTTTGTTCATTTAATAACGGAATAGGATTTGAAGTTCACGGAGTAGACCCTTTAACTAAATTCCGCGCTCAAGAACCAAAACAAGTAATTTTAACAATGACAGAACAAAAGATAAACGCATTAAATAATAAAGGATGGACATAACACTACAGCTTTTACTAGTAAAAAGCAAACTACAGAGTATTAAAACACGGATAAGGCTAACACGTGAAGACCTAGAAGCAAAGAAGCCGAACGCCACCGCATTTATTCAAGGCGCACACGACGTAGAACTAGACTTAACAGAAATAGAAAAGACTGTCTACAATCTAGAACTAGAAATGCGAATGATTGGACGTGAAATAAACTACGCCATGCAGATAAACGGACAGCTAAAAGAAAAGATTAACGATTTAGAAAACGAAAACAAATTTAAAAACCTAGACTTATGACTAAACAGCACAAATTAGTAGCCTTGTCGGTGGTATTACCCGTACTAGCCGACTTCATCGAAGACCTTAACGACCAGTTCGTTTTTAAACAAGACTTAAAGCGTAAAGCTAACATACTAGCCGAAGAAATACGCAAAGTAGATAACAAACTTTTACGAGTAGAAGACGGAAACAGCACAGAAATATTTAAACAACAGATTGATTTACAGCTAGAGTTTAGAAATTGGATAAAAGAAACCATAAAATTGGACTGATATGTGGAAAGATATACCAACCTACGAAAATGAATATCAAGTAAATGAAATTGGCGAAGTTCGTTCATTGAAAAGAAACCGAATACTAAAACAATCTTTAAGTAATAATTATTGGGCTGTGACTTTATCACAAAATGGTAAAGTAAAAGGTAAAAGAGTTCATCAGTTAATGGCTATGGCTTTTTTAAATCACGTCCCAAATAGATTTAACTCTGTAATTGACCATATAGATAATGATAAATTAAACAATAATTTGTCAAATATTAGAATTGTAACACATAGAGAAAACATAAGTAAAAGCAAAAAAAGAAATAAATATACTGGCGTTTGTTGGCATAAAATAAAGAACCAATATATAGCTAGTATTCAAATAAACAAAAAATTAAAACATCTAGGTTATTTCGATTCAGAATATGAAGCACATTTAGCCTACCAATCTAAACTTAAAGAATATGCCACGTTGTCGTAATTGTAAAGATAAATTTGAACCAGTTAAATTTAATGCTAAATACTGTCTAAAAGACGAATGTATTAAAGCCTTCGTAGAAGAAGTCAAGACAAGACAGTGGAAAGAAACCAAAACACGGATGAAACAAGACCTAAAAACACTACAAGACTGGTTAAAAGAAGCACAAACAATCTTTAACAAATACGTAAGGCTTCGCGATCAAGGTTTACCGTGCATTTCGTGTAACCTACCACCAAAGAAAAAAAACGCGGGTCACTATTTTAGTTCTGGTGGACATTCAAACGTTCGCTTTGACGAGGACAACGTACACCTACAATGTGAAGCGTGTAACACGTTCTTAAGTGGCAACCTTCTTAACTACCAAATAGGCATACAGAAAAAAATCGGAGCGCAAAAGTTACTAGAACTACAAGAACGAGCGCACGTTACGAAAAAATGGACTATCGACGAGTTAAAAGAAATAATTGAAAAATACAAAACCAAAATAAAAGAAATAGAATGAAAAAAATATACATAACCCCCGAACAAATAGAAGAAGCAAAAGACCTATACAACTTTAAATGTTTAAAGAATTCAATAACTAACGGCGAAAGTCAAGTACATGGCGCACTAGGAGAATTAATAGCTATGCAAGTTTTAGACTTAAGAAATAACCACGTAGATTATGTCGGACACTACGACTACGACTTAATTTGTAACGGAAAAAAAATAGACGTTAAAACAATCAAATCAAACCACGAACCAAAAGACGACTATAACGCTAATATAAGCGCGTTTAATCACACCCAGCAAACAGACTACTATCTTTGGTGTTATGTGTCGTTAGACATGACGTACGGCTATGTAATAGGCTACCTAGAAAAAGACGAGTTCTACAGAATCGCTGAACTAAAGAAAAAAGGCGAAATTGACTACGGCGACTGGACGTTTAAAAGTGACACGTATACCACTAAAATAAAAAATTTGAAAAAATTTAATTAAAAAGTAATTTATAACGAAATATAAACTATCTTTACATAAACAAAAACCAATTTAACATGAAAAATTTATTTAAAGCGTTGGCAACATTCCAGCAAGAAGTACCAGTAATTCACAAGGCTACGCAAGGTTACGGATATTCCTATTCGGATTTACCTAAAATCTTTAGCGTAATCAATCCGTTACTAAAAAAACACGGACTAGGATTCACGCAGTTGATTAACGACACTAATTTAGTTACGTGTTTATTTCACGTAGAAAGTGGAGAGCAATTAACAAGCACCACAGCAATCCCGCAGAACGTAGCGTTAAAAGGTATGAACGATTTCCAAGTTATGGGGTCAGCTATTACTTACGTACGTCGTTACGCTATCAGTTCAATGTTAGGACTTGTTACGGACAAAGACACGGACGCAAGCGGAGAACAAGTTAAGAAATTACCTACCATAGACGCTAAACGCTTTCAAAGTGCTATCGAAGCTATTCAAAATGGTAAATACACACGTGAAGAACTAGAAGCGAAGTTCACATTAACAGAAGGTCAAACCGATTTAATTAACGCGCTATGAATACTTTCAAAATTAGATGTTCTGCAATAGGTAAGATAATGACGAACCCCCGAACAAAGGGGGAATCGTTAAGCCAGACAGCAAAGACGTACATAGAAGAACAAGTTATACAAGACAAGTACGGAATTAAAAAGCAATTCTACAGCCGTTACACAGATAAAGGTATTATCGTAGAAGACGACGCGATTAAATTAGTATCGGACATTCTAGATTTAGGCTTCGTGTGGAAAAACGAAGAACATTTTAGTAATGATTGGATGACTGGAACACCAGACGTAAACACGGACAACGTGCTACTAGATGTTAAAAGTTCTTGGGATGCTACTACCTTTCCGTTTTTTGAAACCGAAATTCCTAACAAGGACTATTTTTACCAACTTCAAGGATATATGTGGCTCACAGGAAAACAGCAGTCAATGCTTTGTTACTGCCTTGTTGATACTCCTATTGAAATGGTAGAAGATGAAATCAGGCGAGCGCATTGGAAACTGCACAAGATTGACGAGGATTTACATTTGCGTGAAGAGGTAGAGACTAAACATCAGTTTTCACACATACCTAAGAATCGAAGAGTCAAAGTATTTTATGTACAAAAAGACGAACAAGTAATTGAGCAGATAAAAGAAAAGATAGAACTTGCTCGTGAGTATTACAACGCACTAATTCAAATGCTATGAACCAAGAAGTAACCGACAAAGTAGTTTTATCCGTAATGGCTAAGTATGCTGAACGCTCTGCAACTGGACTAAAGAAATACGGAACTACATTAGACCGAGAAGACCTAACTCTTGATCAATGGATAAACCATTTGCTTGAGGAGTTGATGGATGCAACGCTTTATTTGAGCCGTATTAAGAAAGAGATTGAGCTACATTACGTCAAAGGTTTTTCAGATGGCTACCGAGAAGCGAAAAACACGGAACAAAACAAACAAGGATAAGGGGTAAAAATTGCCACATATCTTAAAACAAAATGTAAACTAAACAACAAGAACAATGAAAACAGCAGC